TAGGATGGCGGCGACATAGGAGGACTCCCGTGGGAAGTCCAAGTATTCCGCCTCCGCAGCCCCTGCCCCCGCCGATCACGCCGACCCTGTCCCCTGCGTTCCAGCAGGCCCGTGACAGGCTGCGCCGCCTGAGTGCCGCCCGGCGTGGCCTCAAGTCCACGGTGCTGACCGGGCCTGCCGGGGTGCGGCCCCTGCCGAGTCTGGCGTCGCCGTCGCTGATGCCGACCCAGTCCCAACAGCAACGGGCACCGGCCACGCCGTCCCGAGGCCGCTGATGGGTCCGCTTCAGGTACAGCAACTCAGGAAGCGCAAGCAGGCCCTCTGGAACGAGCGGTCGGGGCGCGGCTGGGACGCGCATTGGCAGGAACTGAGCAACTACATCCACCCCCGCGCCCTCCGGCTGTACAAGAGCCGACGCAACCAGGGCACCAAGCAGAACCAGTTCATCATCAACGGCACGGCGACCAAGGCGAGCCGCATCCTGTCCTCGGGGATGCACGCCGGGAACACGCCGCCGTCCCGCCCCTGGTTCAGGCTCGCGCCCTTCGACCCCGAGTCGAACAACGACGCCGAGGCCCGGCGCTACCTCAACGATGTACGGGACATCCTGCTCGAACTGTACGCGAAGACCAATACATACAACGCGCTACCCCGGATGTACCGGCACCTCGGAGACTTCGGGGTAGCGTGCCAGATCATCTTCGAAAGCGAACGCGACACGTTCCGGCACCACGTCCTGTCCCCCGGCACCTACTGCCTCGCGCTCGATGAGAACTTCAAGCCGGACACGCTGTACCGCACCGTACAACTGAGCGTGCGGCAGATCGTCAGGGCCTTCGGTGATGAGAAGGCCAGCACCGGCATCAAGGACGCGCAGCGCAACGGCCGTCTCGATGACACGTTCGAGATCATCAACGTGATCGAGCCGAACGAAGAGGCCAACCCGATGTTGTACGACCGGGGCGGCAAACCCTGGCGCAGCGTCTGGTTCGAGATGGACGATAGCTCCGATGACATCCTGCTGGAGTCCGGGTTCAACACCAAGCCGTTCAACGCGGTGCGCTGGGAGGTCGAGGGCGAGGACGCCTACGCCAACAGCCCCGGCATGGAGGCCCTCGGGGACATCAAGGCTCTCCAGCACATGGAGAAGCGCAAGGCGCAGTTGATCGACAAGCTGGTCAACCCGCCGATGGTCGGCCCCGCTGCGCTCCGCAACGAGCAGGCGTCGCTGCGACCCGGCATGGTCACCTACCTCGACTCGCAGACCGGACAGAAGTTCGAGCCTGCGTTCACGGTGGACGCCCGAGGGCTGCAAGAGATCCGCGCCGACATTCAGGAGAAGGAGCGCCTGATCAACAGCGCGTACTTCGCGGACCTGTTCCTGATGCTGGCGAACACCGCCGTCCCGAACATGACGGCACGCGAGATCGAGGAGCGGCACGAGGAGAAGATGCTGCAACTCGGGCCGGTGCTGGAGCGCATCAGCGACGAGCTACTCGACCCGATGATCGACCGCACGTTCGACGTGGCCCACCGCGCTGGCGTCCTTCCTGACGCGCCTGACTCGCTCCAGGGGCAGGCCACGAAGGTGGAGTACATCAGCATCCTGGCGCAGGCCCAGAAGCTGGTCGCCACCGTGGGCATCGAGCGGTTCGTGGGGTTCATCGCGCAGAACGCTGAGTTGTTCCCCGACATGATCGACAAGGTGGACTCCGACCGCGTGGCCGACCACTACGCGGACATGACCGGCGTCGATCCCGACATCATCCGCAGCGATGAAGAGGTCGAGGGCATCAGAGCCGAGCGGCAAGCGCAGCAGCAGGCCGCGCAGATGGCCGAGCAGTCGGCCGCCATGCCGAACATCGCCGGGGCGATGAAGACCGCAGGGGACACCGACCTGACCAACCTCGCCGCGTTGAACGAACAGTTCGCGAAGACCGGAGGCCAAGAGGTCGAACCCGAGAGCTTGGAGGCCGTGTAGATGGACTCACCCGACTCACCGATCACCGAGGGCATCCTGGGCAACGAGCAGGCCCAGAGGACGATGATCAACCGCGACCGCCTGCGACAGCAGCAGGAGGCCCAGGACTGGCTCGCGATCATGCAGCAGGAACAAGGCCGCCGCGTGATCCGAACGATCCTGTCCTACTGTCACATCCATGAGCCGTCGCTGGTCGCGAACAACGCGGTGCTGACCGCCATGCGCGAGGGTGAGAGGAACGTGGGGCTGAAGATCCTGTACTCGTGCGAGGCCACCGCCCCCGAGTGCTGGAAGGAAATGATGATGACCGAACTACAGACCGCCGTGGACGCCGCCCGGCTCGTGAAGCTGGCCGATGACGGCGAGGAGAACTGACCATGCCCGAAGGCTACCCGAAACCATTAGAGATGGACCCGAAGCCGGACGCCGATCCGGCAGTAGTTGCTGACGCCGCAGTAGTGGACCCTGTCGTTGGTGCTGACGCACCGGCAGACGCAGGGGACGCATCCGGCGATCCGATCACAGGAGATGCAGGCGCGGACGCAGAGGGGACCGCTGACGGGACGGCCGCCAGCGATGCAACCGAAGCACCCGAGTCATACGCATTTGAGGCGCACGAAGGGAAGGAACTCGACAAGGACATCGTGGAAGAGGTCACGCCGCTGTTCAAGGAACTCGGCCTGTCGCAGGATGCAGCGCAGAAGCTGGTGAACGCGCAGATCGACCTCTCGGTGAAAGCCGAAGCACACTTCGCAGAGCAGATGGCGGCCAACGCGGCCGAGATCAAGAAGCTCCACGGCGAGGACTACGAGGTCCGCGCTCGCGGCGTGCAGCAACTCGTCAAGCAGTTCGGGACGCCCGAGCTTGTCGCGAAGCTGAAGGCCACGGGGCTGTCTGCGGACAAGGACGTGTTCGAGTTCTTGAACAAGGTGCGCCAGGGATTCTCTGAAGACAGCCTGACCGGAGCAGGCACCCAAGGAAAGAAAAAAGTGCGGCTTGGAGTTGATCCGCCCGAGCAGGTTGGCGACGCCTTCTACGGCAATGCCACGAAGCCCAAGCGGTACAACACCGACCTGTAGGAACCCACGCCGTGATGGATTAAACCAATGGCACTCAACTCAATCACCCGACCGACCCTGCTCGACGTACAGCGTGCGCTCGACCCGGACGGCACCAACGCGATGGTCGCGGAGATGATGCACAAGGTCAACCCGATGCTGGATGACATCCCCATGTACGAGGGGAATCTCCAGACCGGGCACCAGGGCACCATCCGCACCGGCCTGCCGTCGCCTGCATGGCGGCTGCTCAACTACCCGACCACGGCGTCGAAGGCGAAACGCGCCAACGTGATCGATACCTGCGGCAACCTCGAAGCGTGGGGCGAGATCGATGAGGAAGTCTTCATCCTCAACGGTGCGTCCACGGCGTTCCGGCTGGATGAAGACCGCGCTCATATCGAAGCGATGGCGCAGGAGATCGCAACGACGTTCTTCTATGGCAACACGGCGGTTGACCCCGAGAAGTTCCTCGGGCTGGCACCCCGGTTTGGCCTGACCACCGCCGAGAATGGTGGGCAGATCATCGATGCTGCTGGGACCGACACCGCCGATGAGCAGACTTCGATCTGGGTGTTCGCCTGGGACAAGGCCACGATCCACGGGATCTACCCGAAGGGCACGAAGGGCGGCCTCGACGTGCAAGACCTCGGCGTCGAAACGTCCGAAACCACCAACGGCTTGATGCGCGTGTTGCGTACCAAGTTCAACCAGAAGTTCGGCATCCACATGCGCGACTGGGGCGGCATCGTCCGTATCGCGAACATCGACACCGCCGTGGAACTCCCGGCTGGCACGGTCGATCTGATCGACCTGCTGATCCAGGCGTACTACAAGGTGCCGCTGCGCCTGCGTTCGACCGGCAGGACGGTGATCTACTGCAACCCGACCGTCAAGGAAGCGCTGATCAAGCGTGCCCTGGCGAGCGATTTCACCGCGTCCGCAACCGGCACCATCGCCGGGGGCAACGCTCTGAGCGTCACCCAACTGGAGAGCGGCGAGCCGATGCTCCGGTTCTGGGGCATCCCGATCAAGGAATGCGACGCGATCACCAACACCGAAGCCGTAGTGAGCTAAGGGGGAAACTGATGTACATCGACAAAGCTCTTCAGTTCTCGGACGCGCAGGCGGTTACGGCCGATGCCGTCTCCGAGAACATCACCGACCTCAAGGCTGCGGCCTCGCCGCACGCCACCGCAGACCAGACCATCGGGCAGGAGAAGATGTATCTGGTGATGATCGTGGACGTGGCTTTCTTGACCACGGTCAGCATGGACGTGTCGTTGCGCTCGTCCGACGAGGTCACCCTCAACTCCGGTCACGTCACGCACGCCACCAAGAACATCTTGCTGGCCGCGCTGACCGCCGGTTCCAAGCATGTCATCGGTACGTTCGATGGTCCGATCAACGAACGGTACGTCGGTGCGTACTACGACATGAACACCAATGCCACGGCGGGGGCGGTCACGACCTTCCTCACCAAGGACATCGACCAGGGATGGCCCCTGGCGTAACTAGTGCCCGGTACTGGAGCGGATGATGGTGACTTCCAAGCTACGGCAAGGGGTTCCGGTCATTGTCATCCGCTCCGTTTTTAGCGGAGGAACCGATGCCGATCTACCAGTACAAATGCATTCGTGACTGTTTCACCAGCAATCGCCTGCACAAGCAGGGGACGGTGTACAGCATCGACACGACCGAAGGCCCCCCGTCCAAGTGGTTCCGCCCAATCGACGGCGGCCCCGCGTCCCCTCTGTCGCCGGGGCACGCGAAAGAGTTGAAGCGCGAAGAGGAGAGGGCCAAGAAGTACGACAAGGAAGGCCCCCCAACCATGCACGAGATGGCGAAGGCCATGGCCACGCAAGTGAGCGAGGGTCCGAAGCCCGAGTCCAACGACACGCCCCCGCCGGAGATGACGTTCGACCAAGCGATGGACATGACCAACAAAGCCCTGCGCGAAGCACTCAAGCTCAAGGGTCTGTCCACCAACGGCGCGAAGCCCACGTTGGCCCGTAGGTTGATGGGTCTGTCCGAGGTCGAGTAATGGCCGACCCACTCAACCCGGTCGGCATCTGCAACCTCGCGCTGAACCGCCTGGGCGTCACGAAGCTGATCGAGTCGCTCACCGAGGACAGCAGCGAAGCGAAGACGTGCGCGTTGCACTACGACAGGGTGCGACGCCGGGCGCTCCAGTTCGCGGAGTTCGAGTTCGCGATTGAACGTGCGACTCTCACGGCGGCCACCGCGTCCCCGCCGGACGAGTGGGAGTACGCCTACAAGTGGCCGACCGCTGCACTACGGCCGCTGAACATCCCCAACCTCGCCAAGATCGAAACCTACGTCAACGAGATCCCGTTCCGGGTCGAGTACGCTTCCGGCGAGCGCGTGATCTACACCGATCAGGAAGACGCCACGCTGCGCTACATCTTCGACCAGACCGACACGACCGTCTGGACCGAGGAGTTCGCCAATGCCGTGGCAATGTTCATGGCGTGGAGGATGGCGATGCCGCTGACCTCGAACTCTCGGCTGACGATGGAACTCGCCAACGAGCATCGCCTCGCGCTGTACGCGGCAGCAGCATCGTCGTTCAGTAACATTGTCACGGGCCAGATGCCCGACGCGGAGTCTATCCGAGCGAGGTTGTAATGCCGCCACGTCCTGTCAAGCAGGCTTCGTTCGCTGGCGGTGTAGTCTCCTCGGAACTCTACAACCGCACCGACATCGACCGGATGGCGCACGCCTGCCGCACCGCCGACAACCACGTCATCAACGTGTCCGGTGCAGCGGTGAACCGGCAGGGCTTCGAGTACATCGCGTCAACGAAGGACGATGCAGCCGTGCGGCTGATCCCGTTCGTGTTCAACGAGGACCAAGCCTACGCCATCGAGTTCGGGGCCGGGTACTGCCGGTTCCACCGCGACGGTGCATCGATCACCGACCCTGGCGGCACGCACGAGGGCGGTGCGAGCGGCACGACGTTCACCGACCTCAACCGTAGCTGGGTCACCAACGCGCTGGCCGGGTACACGATCACGAATACCACCACTGTCAACAGCGCCGTGATCGTGAGCAACACCAACAACACGGTGGTGACGGCCGTGATCATCGGCAACTTCAACGACGCTGACATCTGCACCATCAACGCGCCCTACGAGCTTTCCACGCCGTACACGGCCGATGACCTCGCGAAGCTGAAGTTCACCCAGGCCAACGACGTGATGACGATCACGCACCGCGACCATCGCGCTGCGCCGTCAAAGTTGAGCCGGTACTCCGACAACGTGTGGGCGTTCAGCCCGGTGCAGTCCACGACTCGCCCGGTGTTCCCGCCCACGGGCATCACCCTCGACAGCGCATGGGGCGACGTGGATACCGCGCACCCCGTGAGGACGATCACCTGGGTCGCCACGTCGGTAAATACTGACGGCGTCGAGAGCGTGGCGTCCACCGCGTTGCCCAGGCTGGACGCCGTGCAGTACCCCGACCGGCCCCGTGCCCACATGAGTCTGACCGCGCCGACACGCGGCGACGCTCCAGACCACTACAACTGGTACAGGGGCAACGACGGGTTCTACGGCTTCGTGGGGAGTTCGGAAGCATTGACGTTCGTGGACGAGGGGTACGAGCCTGACTTCTACGACACGCCCCCGAAGGCGTTCAACCCGTTCCAGCGCACCGAAACGCTGGGCGGTAGCTCCGAGAACGAAGGCGGCGTGATCACGTTGAACCCTGTGGCTGGGGTCGCGACCAAGGACAAGGCCGAGGAGGCCCACAACGACCTGTACCAGATGGTGGTGCTGGTGGCACTGAACGCGTGGCCGGTTCTCGCGCCCGGCGGGGTGGCGAAGTATTGGGACCACGCCTTCAACTTGCAGACCAACGACAACGGTGCGGGGTGGGTGACGCAGAGCGCCGAGGAACTCAGAGTTTTCAACCCAGGCACGCTCGATCCCCCGTTCCCGACGCAGACTGTCGTGTACAACATCAACCTCGACGGCGTTGACGCCGGGTGGCAGTTCAGGATCTTGAGCATCGATGGCACGACCGTGATCGAGCCGATCCTGGCGAGTGTGGTCTACACCACCGAGGACGCGGCGAGCGACGGGTCTGAGGTCAACGACTACCCGTCAGTCTGCGGCTACTTCCAGCAGCGTCAGGTCTTCGGAAACTTCGAGTCCAACCGGCAGCGCATCGTCACGAGCCGGACGGGCGACTTCTCGAACTTCGACAGATCGCTGCCGTCACGCGACGATGACTCGATTGACCTGACCATCGCGAGCGGACGCCTCGATGAGATCCGCTGGGTGCTGCAACTCGAAGCCCTGTGGATGGGAACGCCGGGCGGCATCTGGCGCATGACCGGCGAAGACGGCAAGACGCTCACCCCGTCCGCGTTCGACATCAGGCGCACGGTGCAGTACGGCACGTCCTGGCTCGACCCTATCGCGGTTGGGTCTGCCGCCCTGTACCAGACCGACCGGGGGCGGAAGGTGCGCGAGTTCGTGGACAGGTCGAGCGAGTTGGGGGCACCGACCAGCCAGTCTGGCCGCGACCTCACCGCGCTGCACCCGCAGCTACTGAGGAACACGTCGGTCAAGGAGTGGGGATACGCGGAAGATCCGACGCCGATCCTGTGGTGCGTCCTGGGCGACGGCAACCTCGTGGGCTTCACCTACAGTGCGGAGCATTCGATCAACGCTTGGCACACGCACTCCACCGATGGCACGTTCGAGAGCATCTGCGTGGTCCCCGAGGGCAACATCGACGCCGTGTACGTCGTGGTCAACAGAACCATTAACGGATCGACAGTGCGGTACGTCGAGCGGTTCACCGAGCGGTGGAACGAAGCCGACGATATAGAGGACGCCGTGTTCCTCGACAGCGCGATCCAGTTCGACGGCAGGAACACCGGGGCCACGACGATGGCCGTGACCGGCGGCACCACCTGGGAAGCTGGCGAGCAGATGACGATCACCGCATCGGTGGCTTCGTTCGTAGCTGGCGACGTGGGTGACCGCGTCCGCATCACCACCGCCAACGGTGAGTACAGATTCGAGATCACGTTCGATGCCTCGCTCCATGCTACGAACGGCCTCACGGCGACGGTGGTGAGCGCGGTGCTGCTCGAAGGCGAGGTGGCTACGGCCGACCAGGGTTCCGCCGTGACCGCGTGGGCGTTCCAGCGCACGTCGTTCTCCGGTGCCACCCACCTCGAAGCGGCCACGGTCAACGCTCTGGGTGACGGGCACGTCCAGAAGGGCATCACGGTGGCGTCTGGGATCGTCGTGCTGGACACGCACGCCGAGCGAGTGACGGTGGGCCTGCCCTACAACGCGGACCTCGAACCCCTGCTGCTCCAGATGCAGGGCCAGTCGAACTCCCTTCGCGGTACGTCGAGCGGGATCGCACGCGACGCGCAGAAACTTGTCGGACCCATCGCGGTCGAGGTGAACCAATGGAGAGGGCTGGAGATCGGGACGAGCGTCGCGACACTGCGCCCGGTACAGGAACGCGACGTGTCGTTGGACTACGGCGCTCAGGAACTGGGCGGGGAGGTAATCAGCTTCAAGCCCGAGGGTGGCTGGGAGAAAGCCCCCCGCGTCCTTATCCGACAGAGCGACCCGCTGCCGTGCGCGATCCTCTCGGTGATCCCCGAGATGCTGGGTGAGCGATGACCGTCGCCGTCGCGAAGGCACCCTCGATGAAGATGACGCTGGGTGCGCCCCCGCGTGAGTTCATCGAGAACCTCGTAGCCCACGTCAGGCCCGAGGACGCTGCTGCTGCCCTCGTGCTGGGCGAAGAGGTCACGGTCGAGTCTATCCTCGACCATTGCCGAAAGGCGTCCCTGGTGGGCTACGGGAGCATCCACGGCGAGCCTGCTGGGGTGTTCGGGGTATGGGACAAAGACCCCGTGGTTGGTGAGTCGCTGATGTGGGCGGTGACCGGCGACGTGGTCAACCGACACAAGCATCGGTTCGCCCGGTACTCCCGGTTCATCGTGAATGGGATCGCCGCGAACCACCGCAGCAGACTCACGGCGTGCTGCGACAGGGCGTACACGCGGTCGGCTGAATGGCTGCTATGGATCGGGTTCGAGTACCTGGGCGAGGTGCAGTCGCCCCATGTCGAAGGTGGGGTAATCATGGTCTTCGAGAAGGTGAGTTTGTAATGGGAATGGGAATGGCACCAGCAGCGGCGGCTACCTTCTGGGTCGGCGTGGCGTCCGCAGCACACGCGGCTCGTATGCAGGCGCAGAACGCACGCACGGCTCGCCGGGTGGGCAGGCGCAACCAAGAGCTTGCCGAACGCCGGGCGCAGTTGGAGTTCGCTGGTGCCGAGCAGGAGGCGAGCGAGATGCGGCGGAAGCTGCACGCCACGCTCGCAGCCCAGCGTGCGAAGGCCGCGAGCGGGGGCGCACGGGTTGGCGGGTCGCCTCTCGGCACGCCGGACAGCGTGGAGGGCTTGCAGATCGGAACCGAGCGGCAGCAGACCAAGGCCCTCGACCTGCACTACAACAACGCGGTGAGATCCCTGTACCAGATCAAGAGCCAGGGACAGAACTCGATGTTCGACGCGATGCTCGCGTCCAGCAACACCAAGGCAAGAGCGGCGTCCGGCCTCATCTCGGCAGGGAGTTCCAGCGCGGGGTTCCTCGCGGCCGAAGAAGCTCACCTTGGCGACAACGTGGGGAAGGGGTAGCCGATGCCGATCATCCCGCGCAACGATGACATGAACGTCCGCACCACCGGCACGCCCGGTGAGGCCGAACGGCGACTGCCCGGCAACAACGCTGCCGCCGACGTAGTGCAGCAGGCTGGCGCGACCCTCATGGAGATCAAACTCGACGCCGACGCCCGTGCGGCTGAGTTGTACAACTCCGAATCGGTACTCCGGTGGACGGCAGAAGCCCAAGGGCAACTGTCGGCGTTCAGGAAGAAGCTGGGCGGGGCGACCGTGGGCGAAGGCGTCGCGGCCACCAAGGCCGTCGAGACGGTCACTCAGGACATCATGGCGAAAGCGCACCCCATGTCCCGAGCGTGGCTGAACGAGAAACTCGGCACCCTCGGGCAGGCGTTCGAGGCAGACGTGCAGAAGCACGAGTACGAGCAGACGCAGGCGTGGCAGGCCGAGACGGTCAAGAAAAACGGTGAACTGTTCATCCAGGGCGTGACAGCCGACGCGAGCGAGGCAGCGAACAAATCGCCCGAAGAGATCGTGGCGTCGGCGTTGCAACGGCACGACGTGTTCTGGGCTTCGATCCCCAGCGACCAGATCGAGTCCATGACCAACAAAGCAACCGGCGAGTCCCTCGAAGAGTCGAACAAGAAGAAACAGATCAGCGCGGCACTCACGGCCGCCATCGCCAATATGGTGGACGCGCAGCCCGGCAAAGCCCTCGACTTATTCAAGGAGGCCGGTGACCTCCTGACCCCCACCGACAAAGCAGAACTCATCCCAACCCTTACGGAGGCCGCCGACAAGAACGACGCGAACGCCGAACTGCGGACCATCCTCCACAAGGTTGACCCCAGCCTGTTCGAGGTTCTGAACAACGGCAAGCGGGGGGCGTTCAAGGTCGGCAGTAACATCAGCGTTGACGCGCAGCAGGCGGTGTTCGACGCCATCGCCAATGCCGACAACGACGCCTACGCCGACACGCTCCGCGAGGAGTGGCGGCAGTTTGTGGCCGACAACGAAGTCATCAGGCTCCAGCGATCCCAGGCCGGGATGGCCGTGGTTCAAGCCAATGCCGACCAGGGGAAGCTAACGTCACCGGAGGTGGTGGAAAGCTACCCGTTCTCGGCGGCCGAGCGTGTCGTTGTAGATAATTTCCAGACGGCGGTCAGGTCGGAGAACGACCTGTGGACTTTCATCAACTCGTTCGAGCGTATGTCCACGGACGAAATGCTCAACGCGAACGGTGACCCTGTCATCGGCATCGACATCCTGATGGGCAAGATCGAGAAGATGGCGTTCTTGGACCCGGCCGACGCGACGCACGCGAGGGCACGGTACGACGCTGCCGTTAGACGGGCGCGAGCCGAGCGCGACGCGGAAGCCGACGCAAGACTGAAGGCCACGAAGAAGCCCGACGAGGCGGATGACGATACCGTCGAGCGCACCGCCAACAACTTCATCTACGCGCAGTCCCCCCACGGCGACGCGACAGGTCAGATCGCCGGGTGGCAATCGGAGATGAGAAACATCTGGCGCGTTGCCGACACCCCGCTGGGCACCAAGGCAAGCGCGGAAGAGAGGGACAAGAAAGCGATGGCCCAACTGCGGAGGGACAACATCCTGACCGGGGTCAAGAGAGCGATGGATTCCCACCTCGCAACATTCCCCAATACCGACCCGGCAACTCTGGAGGCGATTGGCAGGCGGGTTCTGCTCGAAGGCGCAACCACGCTTGTCAGCACCCCTGGCAACGGCGCATACGAAGGCTGGGAGATTGCCCAGCGCGGCGTATCGACCTCATGGGTATGGGGTTTGTTTGACACCACGAAACAGGTCGATGTTATCGGCAGCGGCCGGGACTACGCCCTCGCCTACGGTTCGCGGCCGGACGGGACCATCATCAAACAAGCGCGGACGCCGGGGAACAAAGCCAAGAGGGTGGACGGGTCGCTCGCCAGCTACGAAGGGATGCCCACAGAGCGGCTGATGTTCTTCTCGAAGGGGTCTTTCGACTACCGCAAGGTTGACCCGAGGTTGTTCGATATTATCGAAGGCAACGGGGAAGACCTCACAGGTTACGACGAGGCCGCACGGCAGATGGGCATGACGGCCGAAGACGCCGAAGTGATCAAACTCGAACTCGCGAACAGCGTCGCGGGTTTCCCATCGCTCGCATTCGGCACGAAGATCCCTTGGGACCACCCGACCAAGGGCGTCAACGCATACCCGGTTGGGGAAGTGGTTGACCAGATCCGCATTGCGTGGGTAGAGAAAGGCGGCATCACGATAGACCCCGGCTGGGACGCAATCGCGGACGAGCGTGGGCTGACCGGCGCGACCAGGGCCGCCGCCGGGGCGGTGTACACGGTGCAGAAGTATTTCGGTTTTAACATTCAGGATGGCATCGGGGTGGAGCCGACCTTCCCCGCCATCGAATCGATCAGCCTCAGAGGTGGCGACCTTCAAGAGCTTGCGTTCATGGGCCTCCTCGAAGGGCACTTCGACCCGGCCACGCCCGAGGAACTGGCGAGGTACGCCCCCGGAACGCAACCCGTCGAAGTTCTCCTGAACGAAATCCGCAGGTCATCGAACATCGCGCTCTCGCAGAGCGCACCCGAGGGAAGCCCCGCCACGGCCAAGTACGCGAGTGCGCCGGAAACGATGCAAGCGATCAGGAACGCTGCCGCGTTCTACAAGGGCCTGCTCGACCAGGGAATGGACGGCGACAGGGCATTGGCGCTGCTGCAAAACAACATCTCGTTCGCACTACCGAGCGACGCCTACGATGACGAGTTCTTCTTCCCCGAGGATTGGACCTCAGCGAAGACGGGTGGCGAGTAATGGCAGAACCCTGGTGGAGAGCAACCCCCGAAGATCGCGTCCGGGCTGAAGAAGCCGGGCTACTCAGCGTCCCCAAGGATGCCGAGGCCGAAGCTCGCCGCGACCGCAGCATCATCAACCCTGCCATTCAGGGCGTCAGAGCCTTAGTCAGGGGCGCGGAAGAGGAGAAGCGGGGGCGGCTGGACAACGTGTCGCGTGACGTTCTGTCGCTCATCAGGAGACGGCCCGACTCCATCGACCCTCCGATCTCCGCGCTCGAAAAAGCAGCGGCCCAGCGAAAGACCGATGACGAGAAGGAACTGTTCCGGTCCCTGGTCAAGAACGGGCTGATCGATCTCCAGCAGCACGAGTACAACCCCGAGGACGCGGAGAAGCGTCGCCTGATCATGGAGCGGTACGGGGTCGGTGACGGCGGCATCGGAGGCATAGAGAAACTGGTTGCGCCGAACAACCTCGACCAATGGTGGGCGAACTACGAAGCTGACTCGACCGTGGACAGTCTCATCGAGAGCAGCCCCGCGCTCGCGACGATGATGGCCGACCCGCAGACCGGCGTGCGGCTATGGGATGACCGAACGAAGTTGCAGGGCATCGCGCACCTCATGTCGATGCCGAGCGTGGGTATCGCGGAAGGGATCACACAAGCCGAGGCTGGCCTTCGCGGTGCGTTGCAGGCCGTCCCCTCGCGGTTCTTCAAAGACGGCGCGAACGAAGAGTGGTTGCTGAACTACGAGAACCGCATCCTGCGTTACTACGGCGAGGACCGGAATTTCCTGTCCGGCGGTCTGTTCGAGTGGAGCAAGCAACTCCCCAATATGGCCGGAGCGATTGCGGCAGAGACTGGGCGCACCGCCGTCGCGACGATGGTTGTGACCCCAGGCCCCGACCCTACCGACGTTGCTGTTGCGGCGACGGCAGTCGGGCGACTGGGCCAGAAGTTCGTGAAGGGCCTGAAGTGGTCCTAC